TGGGGGCACAGATCTAATGAATCATCAGGAGAGAACACATGCGGTCTTAAGTGCATCGGGAGCACATCGATGGCTCCTGTGCACTCCAAGTGCAAGACTGGAAGAACAGTTTCCGGATACCACATCAGACGCGGCTAGAGAAGGAACTCTGGCGCATGAGCTGGCCGAGATGAAACTGAGACATTATTTTCAGACAAAAGAGTTTGGAAAACGGAAATATAACGCCGAGGTTAAAAAGCTGAAAACCGAAGAGTTGTGGCAGGATGAAATGGACGGTTATACAGAAATCTATAAGGATTACATTAAAACGCTTGCGCTTTCATTTCCTGCAGAACCTTATTCGGCGATTGAAAAGAGGGTGGATTTTAGTCAGTATGTTCCGGATGGATTTGGAACTGCAGACTGCATCCTGTTAAGTGGTAATACGTTGCACGTAATTGACCTCAAGTATGGAAAAGGGGTGCCAGTCAGCGCAGAAGAAAATCCACAGATGATGTTGTATGCGCTCGGTGCATATCAGGCATACAGTTTTTTATACGACATTCAGAGCATCCATCTTGTGATCATACAGCCTAGATTAGACAGTATTTCAGAATGGGAATGTCCATTAGGGGAATTACTTGAATTTGCAGAATATGTAAAGGATCGTGCGAAACTGGCAATCAATGGAGAGGGAGAGTTCTGCCCTGGAGAAAAACAGTGTCGGTTCTGTAGGGCAAAAGCACAGTGCAGGGCAAGGGCAGAAGAAAACGTAAAGCTGGCTTTTAACCCGGATAAAGGAAAACTTC